TGCAATTGCAGTAGATGATGAAGAACCTCAGGTGTTTGTTGAGCGAAGAGATACTCATGTAAAGCGTCTGATGTACTTTCGGGACCTCTACGCGAAAAAGAGTGGATTAGTAGTTGCATCTACAGTATAATCCATAGGTGGGCGGTTGAGAATTAGGTCGCCTAAATAAGATTACGATCGTATGAAGTTAATCGAAAGTAGTTCTGGACAAGGGTGCAAATCCCTTCAGGTCCACCATAAGGCCTTAGAACCAATACCTCCAACGACATGTTGTGGTAGAGGATGCGAACATTGTGTTTGGTTAAGTTATTTCGAAGCACATAACGCATGGAAGAGTCTTTATGACGGGCCTGTTCTAGATTCGACAGGGCAATAAGTACAAAGATGGACGATCCGACAGAGTTGTCGTTAACACTAAACAAAAGTAAACGCAAACGACTCAAAGTTCGCATTAGCAGCCTAAACACTGCTTAGGGTTTCGGTAGGTTTCCTCGTAACAGAATAACCTACCATTTTCTAACACTCATACACACAAAGGAGATTATATGAGTAACATGACACCTTTCGAGATTCGTCTCGAACTTCTCAAAATGGCCAAAGATATGCTTGGTGACGATTACTACGGTAAGCGTGAAGTAATATCTAACGACTGGTCTACAAAGGTAGAGACGGCAAAACATGCCGGTCAAACGCCTCCAGAGCATCCAGGCTACCCAGCCTATCCCTCAGAAATTGATATCATTGCAAAGGCTCATGTCTTGAATGGTTTTGTTTCTAACATCCCTCAAGATAATATTAAGACTATTAGTAAGAAGTAATCTGAAGGTAGGGGCTCTTGTTAACTCAGGAGCCTCCTTAATAAGGAAAACCAATGGTAAAAACTTTTAATCTATTTTTAAAAATAGGTCTTGTGGTATTGATGGTATTTTTAGTTACCAAATTTACCGCCAGTAGAATCCAGTATCATAATACCAAGCAGTATAATGGTACCCCAATCACAATGGAGGAAAGAGATAGACAGTTAACTTGTCTTGCAAAGAACATCTATCACGAGGCAGCCACGGAGCCCTTTGAAGGTAAGGTTGCAGTAGCTCAGGTAACGTTAAATAGAGCAGCCTCTGGTAGGTTTCCTCCTGACATATGCGATGTAGTTTATCAGAAGAATGTTTTTTACGGTAGAGTCATTTGTCAGTTCTCATGGTACTGCGAAAGTGGTCCTAAGGTGAGATCTAATGCTCATTACAAAGAGTCGATGGAGGTAGCTAAGAAAGTACTTCTAGAAAACTTTAGATTACCCTCAATGCATAAGGCAATGTACTATCATGCCGATTATGTAAGCCCTAATTGGAATCTTCCAAAGATCAGTCAAATCGGTCGTCATATATTTTACGGTGAGAAAAATGGAAAAATTTAATCAATTTAAGAATCAATTATTCTCTTACTTCGAAGGCTTTACTAAAGCCACAGCCGATACGTTTGCATGGATAAGTATCGTTGTATTAATCGGAGCAACCATTCCAGGCTTTATTGCTGTTATGGCAGGTGCAACAGATAAGATGCCCCCGCTAGATATTATCCTGATGTTGTGGACGGGGCTGTTGCTTTATTTTGTGAAATCAGCTATACTTAAAGATATGCTGATGGTAGTGACAATTGGTTTTGGTTTCGCCATTCAAGCAGTTATGTTAGGCCTTATTTACTTTGTATGACAGACGAACACGAACAACTGACCGATGCCCTTGTAATTACTAAACGATTTAGATCTCCTACTGAGTTTAGTTTATACATTGATGAGCAGGTATCGGCATTTAAGATAACCTATATGGATGCAGTTATTAATTATTGTAATGAAAAAGAAATCGATATTGATAGTATCGGTTCATTGATTAATCAGAAGCTTCGAGAGAAGATTCAAATGGAAGCTGAACTAGCTAACATGATTAAACCCCGAGGTCACTTACCTGTATGATTATGGCTCCCTTTGAAGTCTATCGTTATTACTTAGCATTACGCTTACATTTTACGACAGATAGTTACGATGTGATTAAGCAGCAGGGTAGGGTTCGGGCTACCAGGAATTCTTTTCTTAAACGAAAAGATCTTCTTTCAATTAATCGAGTAGCTGAAACTTATTCAGATAAAGATATTGTAAATTTTCTGGTAGCAAATTTTGTATCCGGTGATAGATGGGGCGGGGTATTTGACGTAGAAGCCAAAGACCGCTTTCAAGGATGGAAGAAACGTATAGAATCTATCTCATATACGTTTAAAAAAGAACTGGATAAGGCTGTATTGTTTGCCGATAAGAACGGTATTGCTTTTGATAAGCTCTTCGAATGCAATAATGGGCAACACCCACCTATTGTAAAAATGTATCTTCGGAACGATATCTCAATTGAGACTCTTGTAATCCTGAATAAGCTAAATAATTTCACTGATCAATTAGATCAGGACTTAAAAGATGATTTAGTCTGGCCGGATACATCGAGAATTATCAAGAAGTATTCACCTTTTCTAGAAATTAAAAAAGACAAGTACAATGAAATTTACCGAAGAGCAATTGGACCTTTCTGAAGCCCGTATTACGGAGATTGAAAAGTCTATTTGTATCATGCAAGACAGTATGACAGAACTGTCCGAACATATTAGAGAAACCCAACGATATTTGATAAAACTTGCACATCACCAGTCCGAAATTACTAAACGTATTTCAGCCTGGCCGTTTATTGCAGTTAATAGTAGCAGAGATGAAACGTAAAAATTTTGAGATCGATTACGACAAGAAGGTACGTAAGGTTACTAAAGGTGTCGATAAGAGTGGCAAATATCGGAAGAGCATATATAATATGTTAGAAGAGGAAGACGAAAGTCTCGATCTTAATAACGGTGATGTAAAAGATTATGATGATCTAGATGATGAAGAATAATAAAAATACAACACTATACAACGCTATACTACGCATACAAGGAGAAAAAATATGGCATTAGATTTTAATTCTATGAAGAAGAGTACCGGTGGTTTCGACAAATTGATGAAAGAAGTCGAAAAGATTGCAACACCACAGACTCAAGACAACGCAAAAGATGACCGCTTCTGGCAACCGGAAGTAGATAAAGCCGGTAACGGCTACGCAGTCATTCGATTCCTACCACCATCAGCAGGCGAAGAGCTACCCTGGGTTCGTATTTGGAACCATGGCTTTCAAGGCCCTACAGGTAAGTGGTACATCGAGAACTCTCTCACAACCCTGGGTAAAGCCGATCCCGTTTCTGAACTCAATACCGAGTTGTGGAATTCTGGTATCGAGGCTAACAAAGATCTGGTACGTAAGCAAAAACGTCGCCTGACCTATGTTGCTAATATCTACGTGGTTAAAGATCCTGCACACCCTGAGAACGAAGGTACGGTTAAGCTGTATAAGTTTGGTAAGAAGATCTTTGATAAGATCAAGGATGTGATGCAACCTCAATTTGAGGATGAGGATCCAGTTAATCCTTTCGACTTCTGGAAGGGTGCTAACTTCAAGTTGAAGATTCGTAATGTTGAAGGTTATCGTAACTACGATAAGTCTGAATTTGATTCAGCAACACCTTTGGCAGAAGACGAGCAAATGGAGACGATCTGGAAAAAGCAACACTCATTAGCTGAGTTTGTTGATCCTAAAAACTTTAAGTCATATGACGAGTTGAAAGCAAAGCTTCAAATGGTCCTGGCTGCTACAGGTGCATCTGCACCTCGGGCTGAAGCCATGAGTCTTGATGAAGATATGCCTAAGCCGGTTGCAGCAAAGCCTGCCGCCAAGCCTAAGGCTGATTTCGATAACGCAGATGATTCCCTATCTTATTTCGCCAAGTTGGCGAATGATGATTAATTAGGTAGTCCTAGCCCGATCCTGGATACTCGTTACCTTAGTAACTTAGGTCCAGGTAGGGTGACGAGCTAATTAGATTTTAGTGTAACTTTAATTTAATTTTTTGGAGATTTTTATGAAGAATATTTTTGCAATTGTCATCTCTACGCTTGCTTTGACTGCCTTTGCCGCCGATGCACCAGGTCCTAAAAAGCCTTGTAAAGAAGGTCAGACGGAGGCAGATGGTTGCCACGTTGTGAAGAAGGCGGAGAAGAAGCCAGTAGAGAAAAAGGCAGACGCAAAGCCTGCTGAGAAGAAAGCGGCTGAGAAGCCTGCAGCAAAGCCGGCAGATAAGCCAGCTGAGAAGAAG